GCAACGCCGAGATTGCACAGGCACTCTCGGACGCTCGGAAAACTCTGGTCGCATTCAACGACCCGCAGATTCTGCGGGACTCGAAGGCGGTCAGGAAGGATGCGGTGGTCGCATCCAAGTCGGTACTAAACACACTGCAGAGTCTACAGTCCTCACTCGGGACTGTGGCATCTGCTTAACAGCACTCAACAGAAAGGAACAGATAACATGAACGACGAAAAACTCATAAAGATATTCGAGAGACTTGGCGAGATATGCGAGATAGCACACATCGCCTCAGTCACTCCCGACGATGACTTCGCAAAAATAAAAGAACTTTGCAAAGAGATCGTTGACGAGACAACGGAGATCAGGTTCGGGCTAATTCAGCGTGGTTACAGGGGCTGAGAATCAGAACCAGTGATCATCAGCAACGCATCTCCTCGGGGGTGCGTTGCCATGATCCCTGCGGATGCAGGGTGCACAAACAAAACAAAAACAAAACGGAGGAATAGACAATGAACAACAACATCAACCAAATAAAAATCGGTAACCTTGCGAGCGATCTCGCAACGGCATTCAAAAACAAAATCTCCTGCCTGCTCATCGGGCGGGCGGGAGTCGGCAAAACTGCCATCGTGCAGGATGCTTGGAAGCGGGTCGCTTCCGAGATCGGCGGTGACCCCGAGGTCATCGTGGATACCCCTGCCTGCTCTGACCCCACAGACTACAAAGGTCTGCCTGTGGTGATCGACGGGTCGGCGGTGTTCGATCCAATCGGACTGCTCAGGAGATTGCTGAAAGCAAAGAAGCCCACCCTGTGCTTCCTCGATGACTTGGGTCAGGCCAGTGAGGCGGTGCAGAAAGGTCTGCAACACATCATCTGGGCACGGGAGGTCGAAGGCAAACGCATCCCCGATTGTGTGCAGTTCGTCGGAGCGACGAATGCCCGCACTGATCGGGCTGGCGTGGGCTGGCTCATCTCCCCGTTGATCGGGCGATTCGATGCGACCATCGAAGTTCTGCCCGACCTCAACCACTGGCTCGGATGGGCAGGCGGTGCTGGGATCTCCCCCGAGATTCTCAGCTTCCTGCAGTTCCGACCTGATCGGTTCGCTGAAGAACCCACCGCCGAGTTCGCCAAGAAAGTGGCGTGTCCTCGCTCGTGGGAGGCAGTTGACAGACTCGTGAAGGCAAAGCTCACCTCTCCCGCTTGGCTCACCGCCTCGCTCGGGACGGCGGGCGTTGACCTGCACGGCTTCCTCTCGGTCTACGAGGGGCTGGCAACTCTGCCCGACGAGATACTGGCGAATCCCGCCAAGGCATCGGTGCCGACCAAGCCCGAGGTTCGGTGGGCTTTGATCGGTGCGTTGACGGCGAGGCTGAAGGTTGATGCGAAAAACTCGAAAGCGTTTTTCAGCTACATCCCTCGACTCGGCGAGGCGTTCGAGGCTTTCGCCTCAAAGACAGCGACCAAGGTCGCACCAAAAGTTGAGATCTGCCCGCACTACGGAGAGTGGGTAGCGAATCGTGGTCACCTGTTGGTGGCCTAACAAAAAGGAGGTTCAGCGATGAACAAGAAAAAACTATCTGCAGAGTCGATACTCGAGAAGGCTCGGGTGCGGATCGTGTGCGATGCCCCGTTCTTCGGGGCAATCGCATGCGGTCTGCCCAGTGAGCTGGACGAGGCAGTCGAGACGGCATGCACGGACGGCACGAGAATCCGCTACGCACCCAGCTTCCTCGAGAAGCTGGATGTGAGGCAGGTTGTTGGGCTGATCGCTCACGAGGTGCTTCACATCGCACTGCTCCACTCGGTCAATCGTGGAAGCCGTGACCCTCAGCTCTGGAATCAGGCGTGTGACTATGTCATCAACCTGATTCTAAAAGACGGCGGGTACTACCTGCCCGAGGGCGGTCTCCTCGATGAAAAGTACCGCAACCTGTCCGAGTATCAGGTCTACGAGATACTGGCAAAAGACAGGGCTGAGAAGCAGAAGCAGAAACAGCAGAAGCAGGATGACCAGTCATCCAGCAAACAGGATGACAAGTCATCCAGCTCGGGAGCTGGTGGCGATGAGCAGTCCGACGAGCAATCGTCTGACAGCGAGCCAGACAAGTCATCCGAGTGGGGCAAGGTTGAAGACCCAACCGAGGACGGCAAGCCACTGAGCGAAGCGAAGAAGGCCGAGGTATCTGAAAAGATTCTTCAGTCAGTAGCTGGTGCAGAGGCTACAGCCCGACTCGCTGGCAACCTGCCCGCTGGGCTTGACCGACTGCTGGGTAGCTCACGCAAACCAGCGGTCAACTGGCGGGACACACTTCGCCGACTGCTGACCGAGAAGACCAACGATGACTGGAGCTGGCGTAGGCCATCTCGCCGTCACCGCACCGCAATCCTCCCGAGCCTCAGCTCTGAGGGTGCAGGCGTACTGGCGATCTCGGTGGACACCTCGGGGAGCATCAGCCCCGAGCTTTACGAGCAGGCCATCGCCGAGGTGCAGGAGTGTGCCCAGTCGATCAAGGCGAAAGTCTTCATCGGCTCGTGCGATACCGAACACTACGGCTTCGAGGAATACCTCGACGGCGATCCCCTCCCCAAGTTGCGGGGCGGTGGTGGCACAGACTTCGACGATGCCTCGGTGAAACTCGATGACCTGATCAGTCAGGGCAACGAGGTGAAGGCACATGTCTTCATCACTGACGGCCAAGTCAGCAACTGGGGAGCTGAGGTTTGCCCGACTGTCTGGGCGATCCACTCCAACACTGAAGGCATCCAGCCCCCGTATGGGGAGCTGGTCAACATCCCTCGGGAGGGATGACAAATCGGCGAGGGAGCTGGCTCACCCAATGTGGGTCAGCTCCCAAGCCACAACTAAAAGGAACAGACAACATGAACAACAAAAACAAAACACACATCAAAGAGATATTTGACCGACTCAGCAAATCTGACAGGTCAAAGATTCTTGAACTTAATAACGCATACGAAAAGTGTCAGAGGTTATACGGAGAAGATGACTCAGATTCGATTAACGATATCGAATCAATCATCCGACCCAAGGCAACAGATTATGCGAAACAGTTGATCAGTAGGAGCGGTGTGCCAGAGGACGGACATGGCTGGGAGTTTACTCCATCCATCTTCGCCAAGGGTGACGGAGAGATTGAGATTCTACTCTGTCGCACTGAGGATGGTCGGTTCGTTCCGTCCACCTCCTCACCCTGCTGGGAAGCTAAGGCTGGATCAATAAGCAGTGACTTTGGGTTTACAGATCCAGCATTGGCCTTGGCCTACGGGTTGACCGAGGCGTTTGCCTACTACCTTGCGGGAGACATCTCGCATCTTAGAGACGGCAAGCACTTCCCTAAACTAAAGCGAAACAAATCCAGCAAGAGAAAGGTGGTGGCAAAATGAGCGTAATTAAAAACAGAGCTGGCAAGGGTCAGGAGGTTTGGGTCACCAAGACCAACCTCCTGTCCCTGCTACCCAAGCAGGTGTCGGAAAGGATCATCAGGAATGCGGTGACAAATGCCCTCGGGGGAAACATCCCTCGACTGATCCCCAGCAAGGCAACTTGGGACACGCAATCAAACGATGCGTGGCACAAGGCGAGTCTGTGGATACAGGAAAAGGCCGAGGCTTATTCCCAGCTCCACGGCTTAGGAGAAATCTTTGTCCGTGGATCAGACATAAGAGTTTACCTTCAAGGCGGGCGAGGTGAGGCAACCTGCATCCAGTCCGACTGGGGGCTGGTTCTCTCCCAGTACTACAAGCTACCAATCAAGTGGAGATTCAAGAGCGACAGCTTGGCCTATGTGCCAGCCCTGTTCGCTGAGTTGAACAAGCTGGCTGGGGAGCTACCCGCAAAGTACGAGTCGGAGAACGCATTCCATGCAGTCAACAGGAGGCGTAACAGGAGGACAGTACTTGCCTTGAGGAGGTCTCTTGGATTTATAAAGGGAAGCAAATTCCGTCTCGATGATCCAAGGGAAGATGTCTTCACCAAGAACTCATCTTACTCACTCGACAAGTGTCTCCGCTCGGAGTGGCCGTCGAGTAAGCACACGAAGAAAGTCGGGAAGGTCGGAGTCGACCTGACGATCAGCGGGAATCATGCGAGCCACATCTCATGCGACCTGCGACTCAACTTCAGCATCCATGATGAGAAGCTGAGAAACGAAAACAACTGGAAGCTCCAACAGCTTTTCAAGGCTGTTCGTGATCTGACAGACAACCAAGAAAGGGAAGAAAATAATGAAGCTAACCCAGCTTCTTGAGGATGACGAAGCACTCGACACGATTGCTGCAACCATCCTCGAGACACTCAAAGACGAGGGAGTCATCCGAAGTACGGATGAACTCGACGAGAGTGTCGCAGAGGTTCACATCAAAGAAAGTGTTCGGGCTGGTCTCGAACAGGTACAGGAGGAGATGAGCTATGAGAATTAGTGTCAACCTGCCCGACGAAATACGGGCAGACATGGAGAAGATATCGAAGGAGTCTGGTGACCGATCACTCGGATCGATTGTCCGAGAGGCGTTGCTGGAGTTCATCGAGGAGAAAACGAAATGAGTCTGTCGGGTGTGTTGCTCGGCACTCACTCCGAGCTAATGCGGAAACGCATTCGGCGTGAGGGTAACAACATGAAGTCCTGCCCCAATATCAATCAGTGGTACTGGCTCAGGCACATCGTGCGTGTTGGCAAAGACTCGGTCATGGCGAAAGCCATAACACAGAAAGAAAAGAAAGAGATCATAGGATCTCTCGTCTCAATAGATAAGTGGCTCGAGCATAGGTTCAATACCAAGTTCGAGTTACCCCTGTACGGAGACAGATAAAAACAGAAAGGAGGAACAGATGATTGAGTTAACTATTGACAGAAAGATTCGGGAGGCTCGTGCAACCACGCTTGTTCTATGCGGGGTGGCTATCGGACTGACCCTGTGTCTTTCTTTTATCCTGTTAGCATCTGCTACGCAGACGGCTACAGAGACCCTACTGAAATACACTTATGTAATTCGGTAGCGGATTTGATCGGGGGTTGGTTCAATCCCTCCCTCGCATCAAATGCCCTACGCCACAGCTTTTTTCTGAGGCTTGTGAAATCCCTCTGCCTCTCGTCCTCGGGCACCGCCCACAACTTAGGCTCGCTATATGCTGGAGCATACTTCTTAACATCCTCGGCAGTGCAGTACGCCTCGATGATGTACTCGGGCATCGTGCCCCTAACCAAAACCAATTCCCCCCTGTCCCTTTCCTTCACCTTCCACTTACCATCTCGGGAGTGCTTCACATCCACATGGGTGAACGGAAGATCCCCCGTCCCGCTTCGGTAGGTGTCCACCGACCCGTCCCAGTACAGGCCAATGAACTTGGCGAACGCCAGCTCTGCACCCGCCCCGTCGATATGCTGACCCCATGCGTTCTGGCTGTCGCTAGGGTACGCATCCCTCGATGACTTCACGAGTGCCGACAAGTTCCTCGCCTTGCCAACCAAGCAGGCCAGCTGCATCTCATAAAGCTCGAGGCGAACCTTGATCACTTGAACCTTTGGATGATCTCGTCGCAGATAAAGATAAACCCGACGAGGAAGATGCTTAGTAAACCAAGCACAACAACTGCACTGATAAGAATGCTGGGGAGTTCTTGGATCACGGGTCGAACCTCCGATTCATAAACAAGGGAGTCCCGTCACCAACATAAGCCCCGCCTATATTGTACTCGAAGAAGTCGAGGGCATCGTCGTAGCTACAGCCATCCCTCTTCATTATCTTTTCCACGACCATGTCGATGTCGTAGACCAGCACGGCTTTTGATCCACACCTGTAACCAATCCCGACGATGCAGTCATCGTACCCGTCTGCCTTCATCGCCTCGGGTGCTGCCTCCTGCAGGTATTCCTTGGTGAACTTCATCGGAAGTTTCCTCCGAGGAACCAAGCAACCAGAACCCAACGCTCGCCCCACCAAGGTGCCTTTGCACAATGCTTTAGACAGCTAGGGAACCAGACCCCTGCACCACGATCCCTCACATACTTCTTGTTGTGGAGTTCACCCAACATCCTGAGACCACCGCCGACATAATCCTTC